GCTCTACTATTAATATAACCTACAGCAAATTTATCAACAGGAGTACCATCCTGTTCCATTCTCTTTGTTTCATCAACCTCTACAGATAACATTCTATGATTGTGTGTAGGAGGGAAAGGAAAAACGTAATCAGATATAGGTCCTACCTGATAAGTAACATTTCCTGTAATGTATGCAGCAATATCTGCTACAATAACATTATATCCTGTTGTTCTTATGTCACCAATAACGAAGAACTCACCACTATCAATCAATGTATCTTTAGGAATATACCATGAACCACCAGTTTGTCCGACAAAATTATTAATCGCATTCTCTGGTGTTGATGTTCCTGCTCCGTTTACGTTACCAAATCCAAGTATCTTTCTTTGTCTGTAATCTGGTAGATTAAATGTTCCAATATTATATGGGTAATCTGTAAATGAGAATGATTTTTGTACAATAAAAGTAGGATGAGCAGCACCACTGCCAACACCAGCACCTGTAAAATTAAATGTATAATCTGCAGGATTGACGGATGATAGATCAACATTCTCTGGTAATCCTATCTCATATGTAAATTCATTTGTCTGTGCCTGTGCAGATACGTCCTCTGTTGGTTCTAATAATGAATAGAATGTATTCTGATCAAATATACTAGAATTTCCAAATTCACCAAAAGGATTTGATACTAAATTACTAAATCTAAGAACTGCAAAATATGGATATGGTCTTTTTACGTTTACTTTATCATTAGTAGCATCATAATAAAACTGAAAAAATAATTTATCATTTATGATGAATGATCTTCTTAATCCGCCAGGTTGATTTGTTTGTGATCTTGTTACTGCTGCACCACCACCATAATTATTTTTTATAATACTGTATAGTTCTGGATAGTCACGAATCAATAACTCTTGACCATTACAATATAAATGCTGTGGATATGTGTAATCTGGTTCTTCTGTAACAAGATTCACATCTGCAAACACAGGAAGAATTGTTCCGACGGGAGAGTGGTTACCAGTCTTATCGGAATAATAGTTAGAGTAGGAATTCCTGTATGTTGCCATTTTAATACTTGATTAAAAATTCTTGAACTAGAAATGGTTGTATATAACCATCTGCTTTATTTTCTTCGTTTACATCAATTTGTAATGTAGACTGTATATCACCAGCAGGGATATATGTTGGGTTTGTTACCACTTGAAATGTATGTGGATCTTGATTAAAAGGAACAAAATGTTTATGTACATTGTCCCTACCAATCTCCTCAATATCAGTAACTGTATTATTTAACGCACCAAACGCTTCTACGTCTGAAGAACCATCAAACGGAACTTGAGTCGCTTGATTTACGAGTGCTGGTGTATAGTTTGGTGCTAATTTTTGATGAGTTGGTAGAGGTTTAGTATCACGGTATTCGTCACAGTCAGAACCACCTATTCTACATGATCCCTCTGTCACACATGACATAGTACCCACATATGACATGTTTCCACACTGTCCTTGTTGTGCTGGTGCACCCTCAGTTGAATACATAGGAAATCCTAATTGTGCACCTGATGTACTACATCCATAATTATATGTTACTCCTGATGGCACCCAATTTTGATTTGCATCCTTTACATATAGTGGAATATTGCCAGGTATCAAACACTGATAATTTTCTATAAAATTACAACCACTCCAACAACCACCAAAATAAGTATATTTTTCTTGAGTAGATCCTCCAAATGGGAATACTAATCCACATTGGTTTGTCTTTACTCTATTTGGTAGTAATGCAGTAACAAATTTAGATGCAGCTTCCTTACATAATGGTTGGGTTGTATTGTCTGCCCATGGATGTATGCATAATGTAGATTTACTTTTGTATGAGTTTCTACCAAATAAACTAAATTCGTTTATAGGGGATGCGATTCTAGACCTTTTACCATCATGAAAATGAGCATGTGGTTGAAATGCTGTTTGTAATACTTCTGTTTCTTCTGTGTAATTACCACTAGATCTTGTAAAACCAGGTTGTCCAGTTATCTCAATTGTTTGTGCTGGTAAGAAAAAGTTACCTTGATACTGTATTTCAAATGTTGTACCTATATTACTACTTACTTCTAAACCCACACCAGATTTAGTTATCTCTTGTCCTGCATCATTGTCCAAATATGTATCCTGATAATCTCCTAAGTTTGAACTGAATGATGTCTTAGTGCATTTTGCACCAAGATCAGGTACTTGAAATTGATTGTCAAGTAAAGTTGTATCTGGTTTTTTATATCTACAATTAGCACCTGTACCTAAAATGGTAGCAAGTTCTGGAAATATTTCTGCCTGATAAACTGCCCCGTCACATCTCAAATAACCAGCGGGAAGAGTTTGGTATATAACTGGATCTTCTGGATCAGCAGACGTTAACTGGTTAGACCAATTAATTATAGATCCCGTAAGTGTCCCTAGTTTTCCTTTTTCTTTTGAGTATAATACTGCCATATTAATATGCTCTGATAATATACAGTACGACCAAGGATGGTGTGTTTGGATTTACCTGTACACTCAATCCTCTGTCAACGTCTACGGGTTCTATGTTTCCAGTAGTCATATTATTTATGAGTATAGTGCTAGGTAAATTCATCTGACCTTTGGTCATTGATATATCAATGGTGAAATGATTATGAGATCCTAATGAAGATGCAGTGAAAGCATCACCACCATGATTTAATGTAGTAGGATAAGGATAATCTCTTCCTGCTCCTACTGCACCATAGTAATCGCCAGGATCTGTGGTTGGAGGTGTAGCACCATCACTTCTTCTATTCTCAGGAACTTGATCTGATACATAATAGTTTCTTTGTCCTAAGTATGTGCCAGGTGGTGGGAATGGTGATGTGACTGCTGGTTGTTGTACTGGTTGTATACATGTATTGTCATCTTGATAACCATTTGTTGCAAGACCAGTCTGTCCATATGCTGCGACTGTACGAGGACCTGATGTTGGGAATACTGGTATTACATCTGATGCCTGACCGAAGTGTCTGAAATCATTACAGTTAACCAATGATGTAGCACTAGGATCGTATGCTGTCCATGTGACTGTGCCAGGATTAAATCTATCTGCTAGTGGTTCTGCGTTTGTATGTCCAACGTCACCACCAGTTGTATATTCACTACTTGCAACCTCAAAATAACCTGGCTCAAATAATCCAAGATAACCACCACCTAATTCTACTGATGGATAAAAACTATTATCTGGTCTGGGGTGTGTATGTGATGCAGTATGCTCTACACCTAATTTTCTAGGTATAGTTCTGATTGTATCAAAGAAAGATGGATCTTCGAGTGAAATACCTTTTATCTTTCCTGATAACTCAGACTCAACAGCTGCTTGGAATTGTACATCAATATATGATAATACATTTGACACTGGTTGATTCTGTGAGTCATAACCATTCAATGATACATACGTTCCTATTACCTGTAGTTCATCAGGAGTAAGTTGGTTACTCTCCAAATCTATCAGTGCTTGTTGATTAAGTGTCGGTAAATTAAACACATCATCATCTGTGTAGTTTGGATATGAGTTAGATATACCAACAAAGGGTGCACCTACCTCAACTACAGGACCGTATAAATTACCCAATACTTGTGCAAGTAAGGGGTAATCTTTTGCTTTCAATTGTGCACCGTTGCAAACTACCCAACCTTTGGGTATTGCATCTGGAGACAGTGCTGACTCACTAGTACTGCCAGTCCATGGCATCAATGTGCCAATAGGACTTGCTTTTGCTGCTTTTATACGGTTGTAACTTGGCATTTATTATACCTCCATTAACCACCAACCTTGTACGCTAGTTGGTATGCCTATTTGATCATTACTATCAACTGATCCAAGATATATGAGTGCAAATCCAGCGTTTGGAGTTTGTACTACAAGTTCACCAGATGGATATGGTGTTAGTCTATCTCCAAACAGTGTACCTGTTGAGTCACCTTGTATCGGTGTGCCACTGGTCTCAGGAGTTCTGATAACCAATGTTGTGTCATACTTCAAGTTTCCACCAACATCAATCATTCTTACAACATCACCTGTCTGTGGTGCAGATGGTAATGTAACTATCAGTGTTTGTGTTGTCTGAACATTGACCATGTAGACTATGTTTGCAATCAGAGTTAGATCTGCCTCTGGTGATGCTGCTGATAGGTATCTAGTATGTCTCGCACCATTTGCTGTGGTGAAGTTGGTCAATCCGAATGCATCAATCGAACGATCTTGCTTAATACTAAACTCACTACCACCATTTATACCGAGATTTCTGACTGAGAATACATCTGTCTCTGTTGGTGACGCTGATGCAGTACCTGTAACTGTTAGTGAATTCTGTGCAGTTACATTA